ATGCGGCACGAGCTAATGACGCTGCGATTTCCTCCACCGGGATGTGGGTGGGCACAGTGGTGTCAGCGGGGATGGTGGCGAGTGAAGTGTGGGTCATCGTTCTATCTCCTCTGTGGGGCGGGCTCTATGCCCTATCGACAATCTCAATGTAGGGCAGTCGCCCCACACAGTCAAGAGAAATCGACATGACGAGCGAAAATAATTTAGCCTCGCCGTACCCCGACCAGATCGCCCGTCTCAAGCAGGAGCGAGACGCGCAGGACCGGCGCATCGCGGAACTGGAGGGCGAGGTCGAGAGGCTGCGGAGTGCCATGCGGAAAGATCCGAACACAATCATGATCGCCTATGAGGATGGAAGGCACCAAAAACTGGCGCGATGGAGCTGCAAGCTTGTTGATACGTTGATAGAGATTGCTGAGCAGGACGTGATCGAGATAGCGCTGGACCCTGAGTGGCCACGTCGGGTCGCCCTTGCACAGATCGGCAATCGCATCACGGAGAACGCCCCTCGCCGCGCCGCCCAGCACGACGAGGAGCGAGAGGCGCGCAGACGACTATGACGGCAATCACAGCGGAGATATTCATGAAACACCGGGGACGCAGACGCAAGGACCACGCGCCACGCACGCCTGGCGGCAGGATTTGTCGCTCCCAAGAGGCGCAGCACGGGATGCGCGAGCACGACGAACGCGATGCTCAGAAAGTTGTCTCGTTGCGCCTGATGAGGGAGGAGCTGCGCCGGAACGTGATGCATGAATGGTATGGTTTTCCGCTCGGCAAGCTGGCGCTAGAGGAATACATTACCGGCGAGGAGCTTGACGCGGGCCGCGCATGGGCGGAACTGACGTGGCGATGGTCACAGTACCAGGGCATCATGCTGCCGAAATGCAAGGCAATCGATTGGGAGGGACCGGGAGGGCGCAGCCTCGCAAAACCGCCTGACGAGGAGAAAATCGAGGCCAATCGGAAGCAGAAGGACGCGGACGACGCCAAGATCAAAACAGCCGGTTTCGGCGCCATGCGGGAGATGATGCAGGTCTGCATCTGCGACGAGGAGCCTAGTGACCGGCGACTGCTGAGGCGGGCCTTGCAGAAACTGCTTGACAAGGTGGACGAATCATGTCAAGGATGAAATTCCATGGTGGTGTGATGCGCCCGGAGCTGGAGACAGCGGTCGGGCGTTTTCGTGATTACCGGGTTGATGCCATGACCCGCGCCGCCACAAAGAAGGTGAAACAATGAGCTTTATTCAGCGAGAGATTGATCGGATTAGGCCCCTGCTTGTGGCCAACCCCGACCAGCCGGAATTGTACGCCGCCCAGCAGGCGCTTTGCTGGGCGCTGGAGCCTAGCGGCGTAAAGTCACCCTATGAGATGATCACCTGCAGTGGGGCAGAGCCAGAAGGTTGTTCGGCTCCAAGCCATCCGACTCAGTCTTCAGATACTTTCGACGGCGTCACTGCAAACAGAGCCGAACAATGCCCTTCGTAAAAGGCCAATCAGGCAACCCAAACGGGCGGCCCAAGGTCGTCAAGGACGTGCAGGATCTTGCGCGGCAGCACACGCTCGATGCCATTGACACATTGGCCCGGATCATGGGCGACGAGGAAGCGGCGCCAGCGGCCCGCGTTGCGGCGGCAAATGCTATTCTGGACCGGGGCTATGGCAAGCCTGCGCAGCACATCAGCGCCGAGGTCTCACAGCGCTACGTCGCAGAGCTTCCCAGCGTGGCACAGGACGGTGACACATGGGAGCAGCAATACGCGCCCAAACGACTGCAGTAGCCGCTAGGAACGCCACGGCGGCAGCCTGAACGCCAAAGCGGCACAGGCCAGTGCGATGTACTGCGGAACCGGCGAAACGCCGTGTAGCCAGCGTCTGAGGCCGTTATGAGAGCACCCGAGCCGGCGAGCGGTTTCCCGCTCTGACCAGTTCATGTGCTCGATGAAGGCGCGGAGATCAGTCGCGGTCATGGGCTGGGAGCGACCTTCGCCAGCGCGGCGTCTGCTTCGGCCCATGCATCCTTGAGCAACTTCGCCTCGTCATCGGATACCTGTGCGTAGATGCCATCATAGGTGGCACTCAGCCGCTGCAGCGCACTGTAGAGATCGGGCGATGCCGCTATCAACTTGGCGTTGGCCTCGGCCTGACCGTTGAAACCGCTCTCACCGTAGGCGACGCTGCAAATGGAACGGCCAATCGCCGACACCACCGGCCAGCCGACGACCGATGAAGGCTTGGCCGCTGCTTTCCACGGCCCCGGCGTATGTGCGTGTGCGGTGCTCATGTGTCTGCGCTCCTGACGATTTGAAACTTCTTTATGTCCACCCCGGACACGCCGCGCCAGAAGTCGCGCAGTTCCTTCTCCGCTGCCTCGCGCGTCGGGTAGGTTTCATCGCCCCACCGGACGCAGTTCACGTTCAGGATTTCCCACATCAGTGGGCGTCCAAGAACTTGGCGCTCGGCAGCAGGCCGGAAGCCTCGACATCGAGCGCCGCGCCCTTGCCACCCTTCGGCAGCCAGGGATGAACACCGTCAATGGTGAACAGACGGCTGGTGGCGACGCAGCGAACAGTCCAGCCACTCAACAGCTTGTAACCGCCGGGGACGTTGATCTTGAGGTCAGTGATTTGGATGGCTGAGACTGAGATGGTCATTTGCTGCTTGATTCCAATATGCGGCCAACTTTGACAGCGTAAGCCTTGGCTTCGGCCTCTGTGTCGAATGAGGCCAACGTGCGCCCACGATATACGGCCTTGTACGGCCGGGGCTCGCCGCGCTTTTCAATCTCTACAGTGTGTGTCATCTCGTTTCTCCCTTGTTGATGCACCTAATATGACGCACATATGCGCCACTGTCAAGGGCTACTGGCGCAGAAAAGCGACAATCGTGCAAAATAATTCGACTGCAGTAGCCTGGCGGGCTCAGGACGGCCCGCAAACCGCGCTCATAGCCTGTCCGGTCTTCGAGGTCTTTTTCGGCGGGGCGCGTGGCGGCGGCAAGACAGACGGCGTGCTGGGCGATTTCATCCGCCATGCCGATCTGTATGACGAGAACGCCATCGGCCTCATGGTGCGCCGGGAACGGACGCAGCTCGTCGAGACCATCGAGCGGTCACGCATGATCTACGGCCCTCTGGGCTGGAAGTACAACGAGCAGGACAAGATGTGGCGGGCGCCCAATGGGGCGCGGCTGCGGTTCGCCTATCTGGAGCGCGACGCCGACGCGGACTCGTACCAGGGCCATTCCTACAGCCGCGTCTACATCGAGGAGATCGGCACGTTCCCGAACGAACGGCCCATCCTCAAGCTCATGGCGACGTTGCGCTCCGGTGCTGGCGTGCCGTGCGGGTTCCGCGCCACGGGTAATCCCGGCGGCCCCGGCCACCACTGGGTCAAGGCGCGCTACATCGATCCGGCCCCGCTTGGTTGGGCGCGGTCTGTCACGACCTACAGAAATCCATGGACAGGCGAGGCAGTCGAGCGGGACCGGGTGTTCATCCCGTCGAGGCTGGAGGATAACCGCTACCTCGGGGCTGAGTACGTGGCGAACCTGCAGATGACGGGTTCGGAGAGCCTGGTGAAGGCTTGGCTTGAGGGCGACTGGTCTGTTATAGATGGGGCGTACTTTCCTGAATGGAGCACTGAAAAGCATGTTATCTCGCCGTTCGCTATTCCAGATGATTGGCTTAGGTTCCGTAGCTGCGATTGGGGCTCCGCTGCTCCCTTCAGCGTCGGCTGGTGGGCGGTTGTCGGAGAAGACTACGAAGTCGGGGGCGCCGCCGATGGAACTGAGGAAGTACGTCTGGAAGGAAATGGGATACAAGGACGGGCACTTCTACGGATAATTCCCAAAGGCGCGCTGATCCGCTACCGGGAATGGTACGGGGCCAGCGCGCCCAATACCGGACTGAAGCTGCCGGCTGAGGACGTAGCCCGCGGCATTCTCGCCAAGGAGGCCGGCGAAAAGATCACCTATGGTGTGATCGATCCGGCGGCCTATGCCTCTGACGGCGGCCCATCGATAGCCGAGCGGATGAACCGGGAAGGCGTGCTGTTCCGCAAGGCGGACAACAAGCGTGTCGCGGTGCGCGGCGCCATGGGCGGCTGGGATCAGATGCGCGCCAGGCTGCGCGGCGATGACGAACGCCCGATGCTGTACGTGTTCTCGACGTGCCGCGATCTGATCAGGACGTTGCCGGCGATGCAGCACGACGTGAATAGGCCCGAAGATGTTGACAGCGAGTCGGAAGACCACGCGGTCGATGAGGCCAGGTATGCCTGCATGTCGCGGCCGTATCAGCCGCTGAAGCGCGAGCCCGAGCGGCCCAAGCATCTCGTGCTTGAGGCCCAGCCGGACGGGACGATCACGGCGAACATGAGCGTGATGGAGATTGTGCTGCGCAAGCAGCGGCAATTAGAGCGTGGCTGAGTGCTTGGTTGCGTAGGTGTCGAGCGCGTCTGCGAGATACCGTAGGTGGCGTGCTAAGGCCCTAGCGTCGCTTACGCGGCTCTCCGCTTCGTAAGCAAGCATATGTGTCATGTGGTCTTCGATGACAGCGCCGAGGGTGAGTGCATATTCGGGGCCGAGGTCGACAGAGAATGGCAGAAAGACGCTGATTGAGAAGCCGCCATCTGGCGTAACGTCTGATCGCACATAGAGATCCGATTCGGCCGCGATTTTAACAACCTCCTCGACGCCTTTTACGACGGCTGCGGAAAAGAGCTTTGCCGCGTCGTTTGCGGCTACGAGTGTCCAGTCACTCATATCGTCAACAACATTCACTCCGTTACCGCGTGTATGTTCGCGCTGTACTTGCATTTGCGTGTTTCCCTCTGTTGCCGCTCAAATTCAGCGGGCTCACACTAGCACGAATCTGACGCCTATGGAACTAGTCATCATGGACAAGCAGCGGCAATTAGAGCGCAATGGATGATCGCACGACGAAGCGGGAGCGCGCCAAGCTGGCCGCAGCATTGGCCGGTTGGCGTGGCGCCAGGCCAGAGCTGCAGCCTGAGCCGCCGGTCATCACCGAAGACCCGCTGACCGAAGGCACGAACCCGCTGCTGCGGTGGGCAGAGAAGCTGGATTTCGAGGCGATGATGGACGAGTTCATGGCGCTCAGGCGATGGAACGGCGAGCGCGGCACGTGATCGGAGAGGCACGATGATTGACGTAGGACGAAAACTGCGGGCTGTCACCCCGAGCGACGCGACAGTGTTGAACTGTATCGGCTTCTATGTCGGTGTCGCCGGCGACGTGGCGGTGATCGCGCAAGACGACACCGCAGCGGTTACGCTGGTCGGCTGCACGGCGGGTACGGTGTACCCGATTGCCTGCAACAAGATCATGTCCACGAACACCACGGCGACCGATATCGTCGCCATTCACGGCTGAGCTATGCTGATCGGGATTGGTCTCAGCCTCCCCTACAGGAGCTGGGCTAGCGGGGCAATATTCAGCCCGGAATCGCTATTTGCCGCCTCCGAAGCCGGTGCATGGCACGACCCGTCTGACCTCTCTACCCTATGGCAGGATACCTCAGGTACAGTGTCGGTCACCGCGGACGGACAGAGCGTGGCCCGCGTAGATGACAAGTCCGGCAACGACAATCACCTCACACAAGGCACGGCCAGCAAGCGCCCGGTCTACAAGACCAGCGGTGGGCGGCGCTGGATGCTGTTCGATGGGGTGGATGATGCATTGCTGTTTATCCTTGCTGAGGCCTGGCCGCAGCCCGCAACACAGTGGGCGGCTTTTCGACATACAGGGGGAACATCTCCTGACATAATTAATGTAGGTGATAGTGCTGCTACACGAAATCAATGCGGTGTTCGAAGTGGGCAATTTGAGATGTATGCGGGCACCATCTCAGACATTAGAGCCTCCGACACAACAGACGATTACAGCCTCGTAGCAAAGTTTGATGGAGCGGCCAGTTCGGCAATCTTTGATGGAGTCGAAACAGCGGAGGACGCTGGAATAGGCAGTCCTACATCTGGGAAAAAGTTTGCATTGGGATCATTTGAAGGCACGAGTGCATATCTGGCAGGGCGCATTTATGCAACTGGCACCATAAACCGTGAATTGACGGCCAGTGAGGAAACGCAACTAGTCGCATACTTAAACGGAAAGGCTGGGCTATGACGACATCCCTCTCCATGGTGGTCGAGGCCGCTCATGTTGATAATGCCAACCGCATCTTCCGGGCACTGACTGATCCCTTCGGCAACTCGCTGGACGAGAGTCCCGATCCCGGCGCGACGTTCTCGATCCCGCTGTCGCCCTCGGGTGCGCCGAACGCTACGCACTACGGCACCCTGGCGACCGGTACGGTGGCTCAAGCCGTGCATGACATCCTGCTCAATGGCTTACCTCAGGACATAGATTGGACCATGTGGAACCTGACGGCCCAGAAGGCCAATCAGGCATGGAACACGATCAGCTTCAAGGCGGCCGACACGTGGGATTTTCAGCAGGAGTGGTCGGGCTTCCTGAGCCAGAGGGGCGTCAAGAAGATCGAGGAATGATGCCATGATCTGGTGGCTGGGCATTATCGGTATTGCGCTAACCTGTGTTGCGATAGCGCTCGATTGCTGGACTGAGCCACTCAAATTCCAAGTCTTACGGTCATGGACACTGCTCGCAGCCGTTGGCTGGATCGTCATGGGGTTGCTGGTGTTTATCTTCAACTGAGCAGCCACAGCCACACCACGGCCCCGCCTAGCAGGCACAGGATCAGGGCGGTGCCGGGCGACCATCGGCGATGTTGAGGCGAGCGCATAGGCCAGCCTAGCACGGCCAGCATAAGGATGGAAACGTGATCATGTTCTGGCCCCATCGTGCCTGAAGTGCTCGGCGATCTCATCGGGTTCGGGGCGGACGAACGCCCATCCCTCACAGATATCCTCGCCGCACCAGCAGGGCAGGACAACGCGGCGGGATATCTCCACGCCCGGCGCCTTGTAAACGATGCCGCAGTCGCCTGGCACCAGTTTGTGATCGGTCAAGAACTGTTCGTATGACTTCCGCATAAAGCCTCCTGCTGGACGCGAAAATAGTAGCAGTTCCCGGCACATGCGGCAACTGGAATATGGGCCTACCGCACAGTCCCGCTGAGGCGCTGCAAGCCCCGAGCCGTTCCACTGACACCAGCCAACTTCGTTCCGCCCGTCCACGGCTCGCGCTGAGGCGATAGGGCGGCATTCCAGCGATAAGGAAACACACCAATGAGCGACATTTACAGCCGCAAGACGGACACGCCTGTTGCGGGCGACCTGGTTGCGTTCTACAGGTCCAGCGGACATCGCATATTCCCGCTGCGCACCGACGTTGTGGATATGCTGTCCGGCCTATCGCTGACCGGCGACATGACGTTCAGCGGGGGTGTGACGTTCACGGATGGGATCACTGGCACCTTTACATCAGCCAGCACGGACGGCGGCACCAGCGTTGAGCCGATTGCAGTGACCTCTACCATGACTGGTGCGGGCGGTGTGGGCGGTCGTGCGAGATTCAAGTTAGCTGCGGATGGGGCGCTCGGCGGGTGGGCCAATGCGATTAAGGGCCACACTGTGTTCGGGGCGAGCGGGTCAGTCACGGGCCTTGGTTCCGCTGTGCTTGCGGAACTTGAACTGTCGGCGGGCACAGCCTCGGGCAGTTACGCGCCGCTGGAAATCGAACTAGGCTTGGCTACTGATGCCCTGACGGGCTCACGCGCCTCGTTCATATCGCTGAACTTGTATGGCGACGATGCCAGCACGTTCGACGACAACGGCTATCTGTTCGACCTCAACGGGGTAACGGCCGGGGCCACGAAGATGCACCGTACCGGGCTATCGCAGGCCGTGACGGCATCGGCGAACCTGCGCATCATCATCGACGGGACGAATTACTTCATCCCGCTGTGCGCCGTGTCGGCACTGACCAGCTAGGCCATGACCATGCAGGAAGGGCTGATGGCGACGATTCGGGAGCGGGTCGAGCAGTACCAGCAATCCGAACGCCATCACCTCAATCAGGCTAATGCCTGTGCCGGGGCTGCGCAGGCCTTGACGGAACTGCTGGCGGAAATCGAGCGCAGCGGAGGTGACGATGATGCCAAACGCTGAGCCGTTCCACGCGACGGCCATCCGAGCATAATATGGCAACTGACAACGAAATCACCGGGTCCGTCGAGGACGCGGACGGAGAGGTTGTGCCCGCAGCCGAGCCGGATTTCGTGCAGGCATGGCTCGACGCCATCGAATCCGCGTCCGATGAGGAAAAGGACTGGCGCCGTGACGCCGACAAGGCGGTCCAAGCCTATCGCGGCAAGGAAGGCCCCGGCAAGTCGTTCAACATCTACCACGCCAACATCGAGACACTCGCGCCTGCCGTCTACAACTCTGTACCCGCCCCTGATGTGCGCCGCCGCTTCCTCGACCCGAACCCGGCGGCCAAGGTCGTGGCAGACATCATTGAGCGGGCGATAAGCTACTCGCTCGACAGTTACGATTTCGACGGCGGCATGTCAGCGGCGGTGCGTGACATGCTGATACCTGGCCGTGGTCAGCTCAGGGTGCGCTACGGGGCCAGCGTCGGCGAGGATGACGCGCTGGCCTATGAGGAGGTGACCTGCGAATACGTGCCTTGGCGCTCGTTCCGGCGCGGTCCAGGGCGCGTCTGGGCCGATGTAACATGGATAGCCTTCGAGCATTTCCTCGACCGCACCACCATCAAGGCGCGGGTGCCGGACGCGGTATTCAAGGAGATCCCGTTCAAGTACAGCGCGAGCGCCAAGACGGGCGAGGAAGAGGACAACGAAGAGGCCACGAAAGCCCCGCCGCGCTTCGGCCGCCGCGCCCATGTCTGGGAAATCTGGGATAAGGAGAAGCGCGAGGTCCATTTCATCTGCGCCGACTATGCTGAGCGTCGGTTGTGGACCGTCGAAGACCCGCTCGAACTGACCGATTTCTATCCGATCCCGCGTTCGTTGCAGGCCATCTCGACCACCGACAGTCTGGTGCCGATCACCTCCTATTCGCTCTACGAGGCTCTGCTCAAAGAGTTCGATGACGTAAACAAGCGTATCACCAAGCTAATCGGTGCGTTGCGGCCTCGGGCGATTTACGCCGGCATCGTAGCGGACATTCAGGCGGCCATCGAAGCGGATGACCTTGAGTTTATTCCGGCCCAGGGCGCGGAAATCTTCATCCAGTCCGGTGGCGGGCTCGACAAGGCGATCTCGTGGTTCCCTCTGGACCCGATCACCTCGGCGCTGCAGCAGCTCGTCCAGCAGCGCGAACTGATCAAGCAGAACATTTACGAGGTCACGAAGATTGCCGACGTGATGCGCGGTGTATCGGACCCGCGTGAGACCAAGGGCGCCCAGCAGCTCAAGTCGGAATGGGGTTCGCTCGCGGTGCAGGGTATGCAGGCGGAAGTGGCGCGTTTCGCCCGTGACCTGTTCCGGCTCAAGACTGAGGTGATTGCCGGCAAGATGGGCTTCGACACACTGCTGATGATGACCGGCATAAACCTGCCGACCGAGCAGGAAAAGCAGGCCGCGATCCAGCAGTACCAGCAGGCGCAGGCGGCAGCGCAGCAGCCCCAGCCACAGGCTGAGGGCCAACCCACGGCTGAAGCGCCGCCTGCTCCGCCACAGCCGAGCCCGGAGGAGATCAAATACTACACCGGCCCGAGCCGTGAGGAAGCCGAGCAGCTTCTGAGAAATGATGCGATCCGGTCGTACCACATCGACATCGAGAGCGATTCCACGGTGCGCGCCGATCTTGGCCGGCAACAGCAGCAGATGAGCGAGTTCCTGGCCGGTGTCGGGCAGTTCGGCCAGGCGGTCGGGCCGATGATCGAGGCCGGCGCGATGCCGATGGAAGTCGCCATTGAGATATTCTCGTCGTTCGCGCGCCGCTTCAAGCTCGGCAAGCAGGCCGAGGATGCGCTGGACCAGTGGGCCGACCAGACGAAGCAGCAGGGCCAAGCCAATCAAGGACAGCCCGACCCGGCGCAAGCGCAAGCCCAGGCCGAGCAGCAGGCCCAGATGCAAGCCGAACAGGCCAAGCTGCAGGCCGAAGGCGAGATCGAGCAGGCCAGGATCGCCGCCGACCAGCAGAAGACGCAGGCGCAACTACAGGCGGAGCAGGCCAAAGCACAAGCCGAGTTGCAGGCCCGGATGCAGGAAGGTCAAGCCAAGCTGGCGTTTGAGGCCGAGCGGTTCAAGGCCGAAACCGAACTACGCCAGCAGGAAATCGCTATCAAGCGCGATGAGCAGGCGCAAAAGGCCATCGATGCCGAGCGCGCCAATGCCATCAAGGAACGGGAACTGGCCCTGAAAGAGCGCGAGATCGTAATGCGATCCATCGACCAGGACAAGCAGCGGGCCGCCAATACGCAAGACAAGCGGTTCGCTGCCACATCCAAGTCAACGCCGTCGCAGAGGCCGGCAGCCTAGTCCATGGGCAACAGGGCATCACGGGTCTGGTACGACACTGGTGCCGACGACCCTATGATCACCGTTGCCGATGCGATCAGTAATCTGGAAAGCAGCGTTCACCTTGAAGAGGTCACGGTCGCATCGGATGCCACAACCGACATAGGCGGCGCGGCCTCACTACGGGTTCGCGTCACCGGCACAACTGGCATCACGAGCTTCGGAACTGAGATCAACCGGCTGCGCATCGTGCACTTCGATGATGCTCTGACGATTACCCACCACGGCACTAGTCTGGTGCTGCCAGGCAGTGCGGACATGACGGCGGCGGCGGGGGACATCCTCATTGCTCTGTCCGATGCGAGCGGCAACTGGCGGGTCATCCAGCAAATCCCGACTGCGGGCAACACCGCATACTGGGCTTAAGCGAGGCAATATGGCTCGATACGTTTGGAAAGACGGTCATTTCCGCGACCGTGACGGCAACCCCATGTCGGTCCCGGAACGCGCCGAGTTGTGCTGCCCGAGCGTGCTGCCGGACATCCACGAATACATCTCGCCCGTCACCGGCACGCCGATCACGTCGCGCTCGCATCGACGCTACGACCTGGAGGCCAACGGGTGCATCGAGATGGACCCGCCGGCCAAACCCCGAGGCTATCGCAACAAGCGGTTCGCCGAAAAGCGCGGCCTGCCGCTGAACGAAGAAGCCCGTGACACGGCGGGGAATACGGAATGGCTATGACTTCCCTTTATGCTGAAATCCGGCAATGCCAAGTCAAGCTATGGAAGTGCCCGTTGCTTGGCGGCGGCGTAATTCAAGGGTGGGATGAGCAAGACGAATTTATAGACGCGATCACCTCGGAGATCAGTACGCGCGGATCGTATTTGACGGGATGTGAATACGATTTGCCCGGCGGACACGATCCCCACAATGGAGTGGGGCGGCATTACTTTACGAAGCAGCAGTATGAGGAGCGCCAGCCCACTGTCAAGTATGAGCGCCTTGCTGAAGACCAGCAGAGCGTCTGGGAACAGCAACAGGCAGAGAAGCATCGCGAGAAAGAGGCGATTGCACAACGCGAATGGGAACAAGAAGAAAATCGCCGCCGTGAGCAAGCCGACCGTGAACGGCAGCAAAAACAGCAGGAATTGTGCCGCACCATCACCGACGAAAATGGACGAAGGCGCGGGACGGCCACGATCAAGGATGACGGCACATGCTTCTATCAAGTGGAGGGAGCGCTGTGGTGCCAACACAAAACGCTGCGAGAAACAGCAAACCATCAAATCGCGATTGAAGACGCGATAGCGGCGCTGTCCGCCGCCGGCTTGTCGATAGCCGACTGAGTAATCCCGTAACCCAATCATAGGTGTTTCATGTCGATTGAATCTGCCGCGGCGGAGGCGATGCCTGCTGCCGACGAAGAACTTGCGCCTGAAGCCGAAGCCGAGGCCCCAGAGGCACTGTCCACCGCTGATGACGAATCAGACGGCGACGAGCTTGAGGTCGAGCTTGGTGCCCTTTGGGATAAGATGGAACAGCCGCGCGGCAAGGACGGCAAGTTTGCCTCCCGCAACGCGGATGGCGATGACGAACACTCCGCCGAAGGTGAGGCGGACGAAGATTCAGAAGCAGGCCAGCCCGAGGAAAAGCCGGAAGGCGAGGCGGAACCCCCGCTTATCGCCGCGCCGGACACCTGGCCTGCCGAGATGCAGGAGCGGTTCAAGTCCCTGCCCCCGGAGGTCCGTGACTTTGCAGAGTTCGCGGCCCAAAGGGAACAGGCTTACGGCGACGCTTTCACTCGTGTCGGGCAAAGTGTGTACGAAACGGAACATCGGCTCATGGAGATCGAGCCGGTGGAAAAGGTGCTCGCACCGTTCGCGGATGAAATCGCGCGACGCGGCGTCTCGAAGGCTCAGGCGGTCTATTCGCTCCTTCAGGCCCAGCGGATGCTCGACACGAATCCGATTGGCGGCACGATGCAAATTCTCCAATCGTACGGATTCAACCCTGCACAGGTAGCGCAGGCCATCGTCGCACATGCCCAGCAGCAGCCCAACGCTCCCCAGTATCAGCAGCCCCAGCAGGCTTACCAGCAGCAACAGCAGGTAATGCCGTATGTGGCGGCGCTGGAGGCCAAGGTTCAGCAGCTAGAGAGCAAGTGGGGCGAACAGGAACGCGCGACCTACGAGTACGAAACCCAACGCCTGAACCAGCAGATCGACGATTTCGCCAAAGACAAGCCCTACTTCGATGAAGTGCGCCCGATGATGGCGACCCTTCTTCAGGGCGGGCAGGCGCAAGACCTGGATACTGCCTACGACATGGCCGTGAACGCCAGCCCCTCTACCCGTGAACGGCTCCGCGAGGAAGTCCGCAAAGCGGAGGAGGGCAAGCGCAAGGCCGAGCAGAAGTCCAAGGCCGAGCAGGCCCGCAAGTCAACGGCTGTCAACGTGAAATCCGGACCGTCTGGCACGGCATCAAACCCCAAGACAATCGACGACACGCTTGAACTGGCGTGGCGTCAGGCAACAGCATAAGGAACTGAACAATGGCATCCCCCAACAGTGTCTTCACCGAAATGGTGACGACCACGCTGCGCAACCACTCGCGTGAGCTGGTTGACAACGTTTAATAGCTAGACGTTGAAAAATCGGGTGAAAACGGTGAAGGCTGAGATGCTAATACCGTGCCAAGCCATGCATGTAGTGGTATACTGCCACGAGGGGCATGGACGGTGTAACGACTAGGCGGTGAGGAAACGATAATCCGCCCACGAGCGCCCGACAGTCTAGGAAATCCATAGAGGGGAATCCCGAATGGCAGTGATCTACGGTCTTGTGCACATCGCTTCCGGCAAAATGTATGTCGGGTGCACAGCGGGGAAGCCCGCAAAGCGGTTCCGTGAACATCGGTGCCTTCTCAACAACGGTAAGCACACGTCGGCAAAAATCCAGGCGGTCTGGTCGCTGGACGGCTCAGAGGCGTTCAAGTTCGATATTCTCGAAGACTTGGGCCACAACGCCTCATTCGAGCGCAGGAAAGCGGCGGAGCAACGCTGGATCGACGCGATGGATGCAAAGGGCCTGCTCTACAACGCCTATCGGGTGGCGTTCTCCATGCCCCGCGAAGTGACGCAAATGGGCATTGAGGCGTCCCGGCATGTGGCCGGGAACCGATGGACGCCAGAGGCCAATGAGAAGCGCAGGCAGGCCCAATTGGGCAAGCCAAAGGGCCACGGAGCCAAGATCAGCGCGACCAAGCGAGCACGGCGCGCAGCACTGCTAGACTGATGAGATAGTCTGGACAGCAGGGAAACGAACCTGCTGAAGCATCGGATAAAGAGCCGGTGCGGTAACACAATCGAGCAACCACAATGCTCTTTTTCGTATCCTCAAGGATAAGAAGAAGATCGAGTCCGTCAACGGCGGCTACGAGATCGTCCGGCCCCTCGAATACGACGAGAACCAGACGTTCCAGCGCTACTCCGGCTACGACACCCTGAACATCGCTGCTTCCGACGTGATGAGCGCCGCGAAGTACGACTGGGCGCAGTCGGCCATCCACGTCACGGCCTCCGGCCGCGATCTGCGGATGAACAATGGCAAGGAGCAGATGATCAATCTGGTCAAGGCCCGCATCAAGAACGCGATGAACACCGCTGCCAACAATATGTCGGTGGACATCTATTCGGACGGCGCGCTCACCAACCAGATCGGCGGTCTGTCTCACCTTCTCCAAGCGGCCGGCACGGGCACGGTGGGGGGCATCAACTCCTCGACCTACACGTTCTGGAAAAACCAGTTCCTGGAGATGGCGGGCACCGGCACCTGGTCGAAGTCGACCATCAAGGGCGAGATGAACACGCTCTGGCTGGACTGTGTGCGCGGCAAGGACAAGCCGGACCTGATCATCATGTCGCATGATGTCTATTCGGCTTACGAGGAAGCCCTGCAAGACCTGCAGCGCTACGGCGATGTCCAGAAGGCGGCAGCCGGCTTTGAGTCCCTGAAGTACAAGACGGCGAACGTCATCTTCGATGACAACACCAACTTCGGGACCACGGCTGAACTGGCCTACTTCCTGAACACCGACTACCTCGGGCTGTGCCAGCATCCGCAGGCGAAGTGGACGCAGGACGACCAGAAGGTGCCGGTCAACCAGGATGCGGTGGTCGTGCCGCTGTACTGGATGGGCCAGATGGTGACGACAAACCGTAGTTTGCAAGGTCGCCTGTACGACGAAGCCTAATCAATCGGGCGGCTCTTCGGGGCCGCCCTTCCTCATTCTCAAGACGGAGAACTTTCAATGGCTATGCATGTTGCAGGACTTAAAGTGGACACCCCTGCGTCCACCACCCCTGAATGGACGCCCGGCACCGTTGCCGCGACGTTCGATGGCACCAGCTACAAGGTGTACAAGTACGTCATGTACGACGACGGCGACATAACGACCGATGGTGTGGCCGGAGAGGTGGCGTATTACCTCGCCGATACCGGCTATGCCGCGCACACCGTCACGTCGGACCTCACGGCGTCCAGTGAGGTCGGTGCCGGCGTGTTGCAGGTCGACATGGTGACACAGGAGTATGCGTGGATTCAGATCAAGGGCGTCGCCACCCTTACCATCGCGCTGTCGGCGGACACCGATGGAGCCCCGCTGACCCCGACTGGCGGTGCCGATGGCACGCTGGACGATGCCACGGCCGCGACGGACCACATCTGCGCGGTCACGATCAACGGCGGCGACAAGCTGATCCTCTGCGACTTCCCGTACTGACGGGGATTTGCGGGCCACACCACGAGAGCGGGGGCAATAATGCCCCCGTCTCACTGTATCACCAGTATCAAACCAGGAGCTATCATCCATGAGTGCGCCAATGCTCGCCATACAGAAATTCTGGACCGTTCCCAAGGAAGTTTTCGAGGACGACCCGGCCAACCCCGGCAAGAAGACCAGCCGGTGGATCGAGGAGGACTGGGTTGCCTATGGCCCGGCCGGCTCGCTTGATCGGTCGGTCAACAAGGAGAAGGTTTCACGCCTCGCCAAGGTGCAAGTCAACGGCCAGATGTCCAATCCCGCCGTCGCCCTGGCTAATGCCCGATGGGATGCCATTCGTCCGGCCTATGAGGCATGGAAAGCCGGCCGCGAGGCGCCCGAAGACGGCACGCCGCTGTCGGCATGGACTACGAGCGGCATGTCGGAGACGGTCGAGGCCCTGGCTGCCCTGAACGAGGCGCATATATCGCGGCTCGCAATTCCCGGTCTTCGCGGCTTCATCCAGTCGGCGCAGCGTTTCGTGGCCTCGGCGGACTCCCGCTCGTTTGCGGAAAACCTTGCTGAGAAGGAGCGTGAGATACACGCCCAGCAGGCCCGCATGGACGATGTGGTCGAACAGAACAAGCTGCTGGCCCAACGGATCGACGAGATGGCTACAATGATCGCGTCGCAACAGGCGGTGAAGGCGGAGCCTAAACGCGGGCCGGGCCGTCCCCGCAAGGAAGCGGCGGACGCCGAGAACGAGAGTGAGGCCGCCTGATGACCTTGCTCACGCTTGTCGAGAACGCAGCCATTGACCTGAGCCTCCCGGTTCCAACCGTCGTTGTGACGGGAACGGACCCGGAGGTCAGGCTGTTCCTGCGTTGTGCTCAGGAGGAAGGCCGGTCACTTGCCGGCCGTCACCCTTGGCAGGCGATGACGAGCGAGCATACCTTCACGACGGTTGCGGCCGACGAACAGACGAGTTCCATCCCGTCCGACTTCGACCGCATCATACCGGAGACCATGTTCAACCGTGATCGGACCCGCATCGTCTGGGGGCCGATCACGGCAATGGAATGGCAGCAGTTCAAGGCCACGCTGGTCACACGGGTCGATCCGGCGTTCCGCATCCGCGGCGATACCATCCTGATCACGCCGGAACCTGAAGCCGGCGAGACCGTGGCCTATGAGTATATCAGCAAGAACTGGTGTGAATCGTCGGGTGGCACGGGGCAGAGTGCATGGGCCGCCGATACTGACGTTGCCAAGCTGAACGAAAGCGCCATGACGCTCGGCGTGGTGTGGCGGTGGCGCAGGGCCAAGGGGGTGGAGTTCTCTTCTGCCGAGCGCGACTATGAGCGCATCGTGGCCGACCTGATCATGCGGGATGGTGCCCGGCCGCGTATTTCGGCTGCCCAGGTGCCGCGTGAGCGGATCCCCGTTGCCCCGTGGACGCCTGAGACGCTTGAGGGGCTGTAATGTTTCAGGGCCTCGCTCAGGCATATCGCGGCGGGGGTGGCGTCGGCCGGCCCACATCGAACATCGTAAGCCTGCCGCCGCCTATCGGGGGCTGGAATGCCCGCGATGCCGTTACCGAGATTTCGGCCGTGACGACGAACTATGGCGCGGCCGAAGCGATAGTGCTGGACAACTGGATGCCGACCATCGGCGGGGTGCGCATCCGTAAGGGCTTCGCCGAGCATGTGACCGGACTGACCGGCGACTACGTAGAATCCCTGATGTCGTATCATCCGGCTTCGGGAACGGCCAAGCTGTTTGCCGCAACGCCGACACGCATGTATGACGTGACGACATCCGGCTCGCCGGTTGTGCGCGATGACGGCGAGGCTGAGCCGGCAGAACTAGTGTTCTCCAACGGTCGGTGGAGCCATGTGAACTTCTCCACCCCGGCCGTGAAAGTGTTGTATATCTGCAACGGTGAGGATGCGCCGGAATATTATGACGGCTCGACCTGGACCACCAGCACCTTCACCGGCTCCGGGCTTACACTCACCGACCTAGATTACGTTCACGCCCATCTGTTCCGGCTGTGGTTCATCGAAAAGAACACGCTCAACGCCTGGTATGGGCCGACAGCAGCGGTCGCGGGCACGCTGAACAAGCTCGACCTCAGCGCCCTGTGCCGTAAGGGCGGGCGCCTGGTGGCAATCGGCTCATGGACCCGCGACGGCGGCGCCGGGCCGGACGACTATCTGATATTCGTCACCTCCGAAGGCGAGGTCGTGATGTGGGCCGGGACGGACCCGACCACAGTCACGGGCAGCGCATTGATCGGCGTCTACCCGCTACCACGCCCGGTCGGCGCGAGATGCCTGCTGCCGCTGGGGGGCGATCTGGCGCTGCTGACGGAACACGGGCTGTTGTCGCTGAGCGGTGTTCTCGCCCTGAGCGCATCGGCTGCGAAGCTGTCATCGGTGACGGACAAGATTTCGGGCGCGTTTCACGAGGCGTTCCATGGCGGCAATAGTGCCTTTGGCTGGCAGCCCATCGAATATGCGCATGACCTGATCGCTATCATCAATGTGCCGGTCATCGAGCGGGACACGCAGCATCAGTACGTTATGAACACGCAGACCGGGGCATGGTGCCGCTTGAAGGGCATGGACGCCGGCTGCTGGGCGATCTTCGGGCATGACCTGTACTTCGGCGGCAATGACGGCACGGTGCAGAAGTACGGCGGCCAGTACACCGACAACGGCGATCCAATCGATGCGGTGGTGCAGACGGCGTTTTCGACCTTCAAACAGCCCGGTATCAAGGCGTTCCGGGCCGCTAGGCCACTATTCGCCGGCCCGCCGTCATTCCTGCCGAAAGTAGAGATGCGGCTGGACTACGATACCCAGGCGTCATCGGTAACACCGATATTCGTGGCCGGGCAAGGCGCGACATGGGATGAGGAGTTCTGGGACGCGGCCGACTGGGACAGCGGCGTCGTGCCGGTGGTGACGTGGCAAGCGGTATACGGTGCCGGGATCGCCGGTTCGGTTGCGTTCGCCATCAGCGCGGCAACCGATCTGGTCTACAACGGGGTTGACGTGATGTATGAGCCTGGGGGGCCGTTATGAACATTTTAGGGCAGCAGCTTCAGGGCCTGGCACTACAAGGACTAGGGCAAAGTCAGTTTCTGAATCATGCCATCAACACTGAATGCAGGAGATATCTATTGCGCAACGTTTTCATCGTGTCGCTGGATTATGGCGATCAGCAGGTGCCGAAGTTCGTCACAGAAACGCGCGAAGAGGCAGAGGCAGCAATCTGCTTTCTTTGCGGTGCGTCGGATTCATCCACCTATGTTATAACGGAAGTGCAGGTCCGGCGAGGCTTCACGGCCGAGGGCGAATAATGAACGGGCCTGTCATGGTGGGGCCGGTCCTGTTCGGGGCCGACGACATGGTTGCGGCCTTCGTCAAGGCCCGCATTCCGCACATGCAGAATTCCGATTTCGGCCAGTTCACCGCGCTCGGCGTGGTGCGCGACGGAACCCTGCTCGGCGGGGTGGTGTACAACAATTACAACCACCACGACATCCATGCGAGCTATGCCTTCGACTCGCCGAAATGGTGCACGCGCTCGGTTCTGCGAACCCTGTTCGCCTATCCGTTCAAGCAACTGGGCTGCGTCCGCATGACGGCGATCATCGGTCGAAAAAACAAGCACGCCCGCAAGATGATCGACCGACTTGGCTTCAAGCTGGAAGGCACCTGTCGCAAGGCGGCTGACGGGCATACCGACGCGATGATTTATGGCCTTCTCGCCCGCGAGTGCAAATGGTTCCAGCCGGGAGATGCTGTCAGCCATCCGGCGCCTCGGCTCGCCGCCGCCACGCAATACCACGCCACCGTTCAATAGGAGCGCCAAGTGGGTAAGAAAAACTCAAAGCCGCCTCCAGCGCCTGATCCGCGCGCTGTCGCGCAGGCGCAGACCGGGAGCAACGTAGGGACCGCCATCGCTAACGCATGGCTGGGCAACGCCAACGAATACACCCCCTATGGCGGCATAAACTACAACCAGACCGGCACACAGCAGATCACGGTCGACGGCCAGACCTACGACATTCCGCAATTCGAGCGCGTGCAATGGCTCGACCCGACCGAGCAGGGATTGCTGGACCAGCAGCGGATGCTGGGCTACGGCATGAACAACTTGGCCGCCAACCAGGTCGGCCGGCTCGACCAGCACCTCGGCACGCCCATCAGCGGGGAGAGCATCTGGCCGCAGCGCGTCACCGACGTGCCGAATGCGCCGCAGTTCGAGGGTGCCGTGCAGGGGCCGGGGCTGTACGGCGTCAATCTTGGCCGGATGAGCGATACCGTTGGCAATGATCTGCAGTACGGCGTAGACATGAATGATCCGCGTACTTGGTTCGGCCAGTCGTGGGACATCCAGCGCAGCATCGGGCCGACCGATTATTCCGAGGACCGCCAGCGTGTCGAGGAAGCGCTGCTGTCGCGCATGAACCCTGACCTGCAGCGGGACCGGGAACAGCTCGAAACGACGCTGATGAATCAGGGCTTCACGCGCGGATCGGAAGCGTTCAACCAGGCCATGGACGAGATGACCCGGCAGACCAATGACGCCCGCATGGGCGCGATCCTTGCCGGTGGGCAGGAACAGTCGCGGCTTGCCCAGTTGGCGCTGCAAAGCGGATCGTTCGCCAACCAGGCGCAGCAGCAGCAGTACGGCCAGGCCCTCGGTCGAGGCCAGTTCTACAACCAGGCTACCGACCAGTTGAACGCGGCCCGGCTCGCGCAGGGCCAGTTCGCCAATGCCGCGCAAGGGCAAGCCTTCCAGCAGGACGCGGCCCGGACCGGCCTCAATCAGGAGGCCATGCTTGGCGAGACGGGCTTCAACAACCAGAACCTGCAGCAGATGTGGCAGAACGCCATGGCCGGAACGACATACAACAACCAGATGGGCCAGATGTCCTTCGGCAACCAGATGCAGCAGGTCGAGTACCAGAATGCGTTGCGTGAACGGGCCATCCAGGAAGAGCTGGCGATGCGCAACCAGCCCATCAATGAGATCACGGCACTGATGTCCGGCGGGCAAGTGAATGTGCCGCAGTTCCAGGGCTACAACGCCCCGCAGATGCAGGCGGCCCCTGTCGGGGACTATATGTACCAGTCCGCGGCCATGGATCAGAACGCTTGGGCGCAGCAGCAGCAGGCCCGGTCAAGCATGTTGGGCGGACTGTTCGATCTCGGCGGCATGGCGGCTTACGGGTACTTTACGTCCGACCGCCGCCTGAAGCGCAACATCGAGCGGCTAGGGATCAAGGCCAACGGGCTCGATGTCTACAGCTACCGCTATCGCTGGGATAATGACAACGTGCGCCGCGTCGGCGTGATGGCGGACGAGGTTAAGCGGGTCAAGCCGGCGGCGGTAACGAGCCTTGGCGGCTACGATACGGTGGACTACGGCCTGGCGATGGTGGCATAATGGCACGCAACACCAATCTGCTCGCAATGGCGTTGGCTTCTCCGAAGCGGGAGCGCGATGCCGCGCCGCGTTCGACGAAGCGTGACGATCTGATCCGTGCGCTCATGGCTAAGACGGCGTTCTCCGGTGGTCCGGTGCATTCCATCGGCGAGGGTCTGGCGAAGGTCGGCCAGATGGCGCTCATGGGGCACCTTGAGAGCCGTGACGCCCGCCGGGAGCAGGCCGAGCGAACAGCCTCGGCCGATGCGCTAGGCTTGGCGACCGAGGGCCAAAGGCTTGGCGCTGTGCTCAGCGGCGACGGCCCGACGAATATCGTGCCTGCCGGTGGTTCGTTCGTCGACAAGGTGGTGTCGGTCGAGAGCGGCGGTGACCCCTATGCCAAGAACCCCAATTCGTCCGCCACCGGGCCGGGCCAGTTCATCGAAAGCACATGGCTTGAGACCATCGGCGAGCATCGCCCGGACCTTGCCGAGGGCCGGTCCCGTGATGATATTCTGGCGCTGCGCACCGACCCGGCCATATCGCGCGAGATGACCAGCGCCTATGGCAACCAGAACGCGCAATATCTCGAAAGCCGCGGCCTGCCGGTCAATGAAGGGTCGACATACCTAGCGCATTTCGCCGGGCCTCGCGGCGCGGCCAGTATCCTGCGGGCCGCTCCCGAGACGCCGATTGAGCAGATCATGGCGCCGGAAGCGATCATGGCAAATCCGTTCCTTCGCGGCATGACGGCCGGCGACGTGCAGAACTGGGCGGCGAGCAAGATGGGCGGAACAACGCAGACTGCCAAGCGCAGCCCTGCCGAGAACGTGCTCGACGCCGATCCAGCCACGCCCATTGACGCCATCGTAGGGCGCGACATGGTTGAGGCCAATCCGTTCCTGCAGGGCATGACGGCGGGCGAGGTGCAGAACTTGGTTCCGCAGTTCATGGGCGCCGACAGGCAATCGCCCGATGGCTCGGTGATCGAGCCGGCCGGCATCCGCGTCGGCGAGCCGCAGCGTCTGTCTCCCGTCGCACCGGAGACGAGGGAGCGCGTCATCGGCCAGGAAGTGCCCGTACAGCCGCAAACGCCCATGTCGGCCCCTGTACAGCCTCCGCAGCCTTCCGCCGTTCCTGAGCCTCCTGTGGCCGCTGAGGCGCCTAATCTACGCCAGGCCCTCGGTCCCCACGTCGGCGGGGCCGGTGGTTCTTATCTCGACATGGCGCGGCAGTACGGCCAGACCGGCCAGTTGCCCGACATGCGCGGCATGACGCAACAGGGCGGCCCCAGCGCCCCGCCCCCGCCGCGCCCGGAGACCATTGCGCCTGGCACGGCACCGCAGGCAGCGCCAGTTGCGGCAGCGCCAGAACCATCCGGCCAGCAGGCAGCACAGCCGCGCACCCCGGCGCAAGTCGTCGAACAGGGTTTTGCATTGCTCGAAGGCATCCCCCGCGATGAACAGTTGATGCTGCGGCATATGGTCGTGACCGGCCAGGTATCGATGCCCGAGGCGATTGACTACCTGCAGAAGCGCCAGGAGGCGATGCGGCCCGACTACGCCTATGAGAAGATGGACGACGGCACGCTGGTGCAGATCGACAAGCGCACCGGGCAGGCGCAGCCGATTTACGAAGGCGGTCAAAAGCCGACCGGCACGATGCAGGAATACGAGGCGGCAAAGCAGCAGGGCTACCAGGGGTCGTTCTTCGACTACCAGCGCGATCTGAAACAGGCCGGCACGTCTAAGACGGTGGGCGCCCCCCAGGCGGGTTATCGCTATGAGTACGATGAACGGGGAAATCCGGTTCAGGCCGTGCCAATACCAGGCAGCCCGGCGGCCATGGAAGCTGAAGCGGCACAGCAACAGGCCATCATGCGCGACCAGCAAAAGGACCGCTATAACGACATTGTGATTTCCAATCTCGACACGGCAATCAACCGCCTGACGAATTCTAATATGCCGCTGGCCGGAGTTGGCTCGTGGGCAGCCGATATTCCAGGAACGCCGCAGCGCGATTTGGCCGGCAATTTGGCAACCATTAAAGCAAACATCGGCTTTGACCGCTTGCAGGAAATGCGGGAAATGTCCCCTACAGGTGGCGCTCTTGGCCAAGTGTCCAATTTGGAGAACCAACTGTTGCAGGCTACAAGGGGAAATCTGGAGCAGTCGCAAAGTCGAGAGCAGTTGCTGAACAACGCTGTGATGCTCAGAAATCAGTATCTCGATACGATCCACGGCACGCCAGAGGAAATCGCCGAGTTGGTGCGACAGGGGCTCGTTTCGCCAGAACAGGCGGCGAAATTGAGTGAGCGCACCCCGCTACCCTTCGATGACTTCGGCAACCCGATTGGTGAGCAGAGTGCTCAGCCGGAGCAGGACATCGCGCCCGGTACAACCGCCATCAACCCGCAGACCGGCGAACGCATCCGGTGGAACGGCAGCGATTGGGAGAGGGTTCAGTAATGCCGCAACTCCCGCCCGGTTTCGTCTTGGAGAATAGTCCGGCCAAGCCATCACTGCCGTCGGGATTCGAGCTGGAGCGGCAGGAGCCGTACAGCGGCACCATTCTGCCGTTCAGCCGTGACGAACAGGGCAACGTGTCGTTTGACAGCAATGCTGGACTGTTCGGCCTTGCCAAGGACATTTTCGGTTCGGCCAAAAGCGCGGCCACGCTTCCGGGCGATGTGTTCACAGGTAAGGTCGACCCGCTGAGCGACGAAGCCATTGGGCGGGCGGTCGAGTTTTCAGCGTTTGCGTCTCCGCTCAACCCCGGCATCAGGGCCGGTGATACGGCAATTCCCGGTTTGGCTAAGGCCTTGCGTCAATCCCAAGCGGCAGCACCATCCGGGCAGGCGCTGGTAAAGGAAGGTGGGGCGGGCCTCAAGGAAGTGCGGAGGATGGGTGTTGATTATGACGCCGCCGCCGTGCAAGATGTAGCGGATGCTATCCGGTCGGAATTGTACGAAGCGGGATTCCGTGAGCAGACCGCCAAAACGACTCACAATCTCCTCAACGACCTTGCCAACCCGCCCGAAGGCGGCATCGCAACCGCAGCGGACATTATGGCAGCCCGCCAAGCGTTCAGGCAGGCTGCAAAGGAACGCGGCGCAGACTTCGAGCCGACCCCCGACGCTGCGGCAGCCATGCGGGTCATTGAGGGACTGGATAGATTTCTTGCAGAGCCTCCTCCTGGGTCGGTCCTTCGCGGCCCCGCCGATGCAGTATCCGAAAGCCTCAAGCGAGCGAATGCAAATTATGCGGCCGGGAAGCGTTCCGGTAGACTTACAGGTGTTGGGGACAAAGCCGAGCGACGAGCCGAGGCATCTAACTCAGGACAAAACATCGACAACACTATCCGCCAGCGCATCGCATCTCTCCTTGAGAGCCCCAAGAAAACAGCCGGATTCGATAAAGCGGAACTAGATGAGCTGGAGGAGGTTGTGCGGGGAACATTCATCCGCAATCGGGCGCGTGGTGTTGGCAACCTGCTGGGCGGAGGTGGCGGTCTTGGGCGGCTCCTGACGGGAGGCGCGGGTGCTATGGTGGGGGGTGCTGCCGGTGGCGTAGCCGGTGGTGGCATCGGAGCCGTGGCACTCCCGGCACTAGGTATATCGGTCAAGGCCCTCGCCAACGCCCTTACCAAACGGTCTCTCGGCAAGGCTGACGAGATGGTCCGAAAGCGATCTCCCCTTTATCAGGAGATGCAGCAGGCCATGCCGCTTGAGGCGATCAGCCCGGAGAAGCGTGCCGCGCTTATTCGCGCTCTGCTCCTGTCGCAGGGCGATCAGCAGTAGGCTCCGGCGGCCACGGCGTCCGACAAATGTAGTCGTCGTAAGGATCATCTCGGCTGGCACCGTCGCCGCTGGCATACATCCGATCCCGAATATCTGACAGGATGCCCTGAATGTGGTGGAGCTTCATAAAGATGCTCACCACCCCGGCAAAGATGAAAACGACGATCCATTCCATCCTCTGAACATAAGTCACATTCCCCTCCGCAACAAGGCCGCCTTCTGGCGGCTTTTTTCATGCCTGCAACCCCGAAAGGAACCGCCATGCCCACCACGCCCGAATCTTACGGCCGCCCGCCAGCCCCGCGCCGGCCCGCACAAGCCCCGTTCAACCAGGCCGGCACCGGCTCAGCGCCGCGCCCGCTTGCGCCGGTCGGAATGCCGCAGCAGGCACAGCAGGGCCTCGACCAGGCCCGCCAGAGCCCCGGCTTTGCCAATATGCCTTCGATGCCGCCGGGGATGCCTTTCGGCGGCCAGCGGCCCATGCCAGCCGGCCCGATGCCAATGATGCCGCCTTCCGGTGGACCGCCCAGCGCGTTCCCCGGCCAGGCTAACGGCGGTCAGTTCCCCGGTCCGATGCCGTTCCCCGGCGGTGGCGGCCGTCCGCCGATGCCACAGATGCCGCCCCAGCACTCACAGCCGATGCCTATGCCGCAGATGCAACCGCAAGCATTCCAGGGTGGCGGCGGACCCGACCCTCGGGCTCGCGCCATGGAGCGTATGCAGGGCCTCAACCTGCCGCCAGAAATGCTCCAGCGCATCATGGCATCCATGGGAGGCCGGTAATGGCTCAGGACGACCGCACGCCGCGCGAGCTGGAGATGCTTGCGCGGCGGCAGGCCACATCTGGTTCGAGTCCGCAGCCACCGTCACCGCAGCGTCTAGCTGAGCTAATCCAGACGCCGCAGCCGGCGCCGCCACCGCAACCCGACCCATCCCCCCCGACGCCATCACCGGCGCAGTGGC